CTTTATTAATTTTAGTATATAATTTTTGAGTATTTAAAGCTTTGCCACCTTGTTGACCTTGCTGTTCTTGTTCTACAATAGTAACCGGAAGAGGTTGATTTGTACTAACAATTTTATTTTTTAATACATTTTTTTGTTCTTTAACTTGTTGTAAAATTTGTTTAGTTACATCTTGAATAGTTTTAATAGCATTATCAGCAGTATCTTGTATAAATTGAATTTTTTGTTTGTATTGTTTATTAATTTCAGGGTCACGACCAGGTTTATTAGAAGATGTAGTATTATTGCTAGTAGCAGGTATAGCATCTTGACCGAGAGATGTTCTAGAAAGATTTTGAATATTAAGTAAATTATCAGTAAATTTTTGTTTATTTTGTTGGACTATATTTTTAAGATTATTAGCAGTTGAAAGAGCAGTAGTAGTTACTCCAGCAGCAGCGACAGCAGGTGGAGTAGCAACTCTAATACCTTGTGAAATAGCATCAACTACTAGCCAGATAAAAAGAGCTATATCACCAACAATAGGAATAGAACCAACAATAGCTTTACCTGCTGAAGTAGCAACTTTAACACTACCCTGTATGGATTTTTGTATTAATTCGACAGCATTCATCCATAAGTTATCAATTATTAAATCTAAAGAAGGTCTAACATCAGCCATAACTTGAACGGAAAGAATAGCCCATTCTTGAGCAAGTTCTTGAATAGATTTTTGGATTTCTGGATTAGCTGCAATATTTGCTAGTTGGAGACGTGCTTTTTCTAATAGTAATGCAATATTAGGCATGGCTTCATCCCATGTAGCATCAGAATTTTCAATTCCAAACATAATAGAAGGTAAAAGTTGAAAATATATATCTACTATTCTCTCAATAATAACTTTAATAATGTTATAAATTTTAACTTGAATTTCAAAAAGTTTATAAGCAAGGTCATCAATAATTCCAGCTTTAGTACCACCTTTTTGTTTGTCTAAATCATTATTATTCTTAAGTTTCTGTTCTTTGTCAAGAATAACTTGATATTGTGACTGATAAAAATTAGGATCGTATTTAAAATTAGGAGAAAAACAAATTCTTTGACTATCATTATTACCAGGATATTTTACGCATTCACCTAATCCTTTTATTAATCCTTCTAAAATTGATGTCCAATTTATCATTAAATCATTAATAAATGCAATTTGACTTTTAATTTTCTTTCTACTTTCAGGTTTTAATTGTTGAAGTTGAGCTTTAATTAATTCAGGATTAAAATTAGACATTACTATATATTTATGAGGATTTAATTTTATTAGATAAATTTTTGAATTCATGAAATGTAAGTTTAGTTTTTTCATGATTACGAAGTTCAGGTGCAGTATATAAAAGTTGATCAAGTTTTCCTTTATAAGTAAAACGATTAGCTTTGGCAGGTACAATCTTAGTAGTATTATTATTATGATTATGATTAGAAACAGTATTATAGGATTTAAAATTAGCAAAAACAGAATTATCTTTAGTTTCATTTTTTTTTTCTTTTTCCATATTTTGTTTAGTTTGAATAAGTTTTTCTTTAGCTTTATAAAATTCTGCTTTATAATTAACACAAATTTGTTTACAATTATTATCAATACTAAATTTTCTAGCAACAGTATCTAGTACTCTATATGGAATATTTTTATTATCACTATAGTAAAAAAAGGTTTCAGTATCTGTATTCCAAGTAAGATGGACAATACCAAAAGGAGTATCCTCAATACAATATTTATCTTTAAATGTTTCAAAATCAAGATTTGTAAGATCAACTTCGTTTAAATCTTCAAACTCTTGATAATATTTATTTTCATACTCTCTTTGTATTTGATTTTTTTCAGTAAGTTTTTTCTGATCATCCTTATGTTCTTTAATCATTGAAGGATATATAAAAGTTGCAATAGTAATAAAACCTATAAATCCTCCAATAACAACAACACCAGAAAAAGTAGATAACTGTGAAAAAAATGGATGTAGGGTAAATAGGGACATAATATTAAATATTATAAAAATGGTTTTAAGTCATTACATATTAAATTTTCTATAATTAAATAATTTATAAATATCACTTGATAAATCAGGAACTTTAAAAACTTGATATGAACTATTTTCAGGATGTAAGCAAACTAAATACATGTCAGAAACAATTTTATCATATTCTAATTCAAGCATAGCTTTGTAAGTATTAAGTTGGAGAGAATAGTGCCAAAAATTAGTATCAGGAATATGATTAATACATTCAGTAATAGCATATTTATTCCAAGATGGATTTTTTTTAATTTCTTTGCATCTTTTCCAATCATATATTTGTAGTGTTCCATCGGAATTTTCGAAAACCATATCAATAGAACCAGCAAATTTTAATTCTTTATTCCAGATCATCCATTCAGTACGATAAGGAACAAGATGAGAATTATTTTCAGCAAATTGAATAAAATATTGATATTCAATTGAATTATTGTCTTGAGGATTATTGTTATAAAAACACTCAATATCATAATGAAGTTTTGTTCCGGCACTAGCAGCAGTATTGCGATTTTTATCCCATAAATCTTTAATTTGTTGAACTGTCATCCCATAATATTTATTTTGCTTCCACTTATTGCTTTTCATCATGTTATTAATAATTATATCAGGATTAAAATGTTCAAAATGACTATGGTTCCATGTAGTAACAGACATGTAATTACTATCTCCATCAATAGTATATATATGTGGACCTTCTTCAAATGTAATATGTAAATCACGTGGATGTTGGTTTTTAATTGCTAGATAATTCATAATAGATAGTATAGAGAGATAATATATTAAATAATATCAATTTAATAAATAATATAGAAAAAATTGAATTTGTATAATACAAATTATTTATAAATTATAAATTATAATGGTAATTATAGATATTATTAATGGTGATATATTGAACGCTAAAGAATCTTATATTTGTCATCAATGTAATTGTGTTACGAAAACATCATATGGTTTATCAAAATCTATTAGTAATAAATATATATGGGCAGATATATATAAAACTAGATCGGAAAATAAACAAAATGTACAAGAGTTAGATGAACCAGGAACCATTATAGAATTAGAAGATCCTATAGATCCTAATAAATTTCATAAAGTTATATGTTTTATGTCACAAATTGGTCCTAGAAAACCAAACACTTATAAAAAATTATATTTAAATATTTACAATGATACCTATGAAAATAGAAAAAAATGGTTTCGTGATTGTTTACATATATTAGATGAAAATAATTATGAAACTGTAGCAATGCCATATGGTATTGGTTGTGGATTAGCTGGAGGTAAATGGGATGAATATATTAAAATGCTTGAAGAGTGTCAAACTAAAATAGTTTTATATAAATTTTCCAAGACATAAGAAATTTATATAAAAAATATCAATTTTATACTAATGTAGATAATAATCGATATATTTTTCTTACCTAGATATGTAGTGTAAAATAAAAAGTATTTTTAAAAAAATATATTTAGGATATGTATAATGGGGTTTGCGATAGAGTTAGCTATAGACATGAATAAGCAGAGCGATATAGTCATTAGAAATAAAGAAAGACATAAATTAGCTGAAGAGTATGAATGTGAAATGCAATATTTTATGCATGAAATAGAAGGAAAAAAACGTCGTACAGAAAAAAATGACAGCATTCAAGTAGTAATTTTTGATAATGAAAATTTTAATAATTTATTAGAATTTATAAAAAAAATTCGAATAGATAAAAAAAATTACATAGAATGTATATATCGTGATGAAATAACATATGATTTACTCTATGCTTCACCCCGTTATCTAAGAAAATTAGAAAAAAATGTATCAAAAGAATTTAAAGCAAAAAGAAAAAATACAAATTTAAATAATGAAGAATTGGCTATATGGGAAGCAATAAAATTTAATAGATAACATCATTAAAGCTAATAACATTATTATTTTTTCGTGTAGTAGTTTTGGTTTTAGTTTTAGTTTTAGTTTTAGTTTTAGTTTTTTTAGATTTATTAGAAGTTTTAGATTTATTAGAAGTATTAGATTTAGATCTAGTATATTTTTTAGAAGAAGATTTATTAGTAGATTTTTTAGAATATTTATTTGTTCTAGAATGAATATTAAAATCTTTTATTAATCTTTTATCTAGAGGAATGGGACTGGATTGAATAGCTAAAAGTTGAAGTGCTTCTTCTCGATTAAGTTTAGTATAAAATTCATTCTCATTTTTATATCCTTGCATATCTAAAATATTACCATCAAAAGTAGCATTAATACCCATATCATCAACAAGTTTGCCATCACTATAAATTTGTCGAGAGGCTTTAGATTCAATTAAAGTAGTCATTTATAATTAAAATATAAAATAATTATAAATGCCAGAAACATTATTTACTCCTTATACTAAACAACCAAAAAAAGCTAAAATAAAAGAAACTAAAGAAAAATATTTAGATTTGTATTATTCAGAAAAATTTATGAATGACTTATTCAATAGAGATGAAAAAAAGAAATAAATAATAATATATATGTTTGGAATAAATATAAATAATAAGGGAAAAATAGAAAAAAATGCAAAAGTAAAAGAGGGAGAATGTATATTTCCCTTCAAATATAAATGGGAAAGACATAATAAATGTTATAAAACAGATAAAGGAGATATTTGTGCAACAGAAATAAATCCTAAAACTCAAACTTTAATAAAATATGGATATTGTATTAATCGAAAAGGCACAGAAAAAAAGGCACAAAAAAAATTAAAAAAATTAAAAATAGTAGAAAAGAATTTAAATAAAACATTAAATAAAACAAAATTGAAATCAAATTCTCCATTAAAACAAAAAACACTAAAAAAATCAAAAATGTCTAAAAAACTTAAGATTGTTGAAATAGATACAAAGACAAATATAATAAATAAACCAATGAAAAGATTAAATGAAGAATTAATAGATATTTTAAATGAATTCGGTGAATTACTAAATGCTCAAGGAGAATTATTTCGAGCAAGAGCATATACAAATGCAGCAGATCAAATAGCATTAGTAAAAGAAGATATAACAACAATAGACCAAATAAAAAAATTGCCTAGAATAGGAATAACAATAATAAAAAAATTTGAAGAATATTTAAAGACCGGAAAAATAGCAGCTTTGGAAAAAGAAAGATTAAATCCAATAGTTCAATTAACAAAAGTATTTGGAATAGGTCCAAAAAAAGCTTTGGATTTAATTAGTAAAGGAATAACATCAATAGATGAATTAAAAAAAAATACAGATGGATTAACTGAAAATATGAAAATAGGATTAAAATATTTAGATGACATTGAAAAAAGAATACCACGTTCAGAAATAGATGAATATCAAAAAAAATTAACAACAATATTTAATAAATCTACACCAAAAGGTTCACATTTTGATATAGTAGGTTCTTATAGACGAGGAGCTGAAAGTTCAGGAGATATAGATATTATAATTACAAATGATGAAGATAATATAGAATCATTTAATAATTTCTTAGATGCTCTTATAAAAGAAAAATTAATACTAGAAGTATTAACAAGAGGAAAAATAAAAAGTATGGTAATAGCTGAATTACCAAATAAAACACCTCGAAGACTAGATTTATTATATACTTCTCCAAAAGAGTTTCCATTTGCAATATTATATTTTACAGGGAGTAAACTATTTAATACAGTACAACGTCAGAGGGCATTAGATATGGGTTACAGCTTAAATGAACATGGAATGTATAAAATGGAATCTGGAAAAAAAGGACCAAAAATAAAAAATGAATTTCCAACAGAAAAATCAATATTTGATTTTCTTGGAATGGAGTATCTTGAACCATCAAAAAGAATAAATGCAAATTCAGTAAAATATATAACAGAAAAAGAAGAAAATAAAGATGTTATAGATAAAAAAATGCCTGAAAAAAATATTTCAGTAGTAGAAAATTCTCAAAAAAATAAAACATTAAAAAAAAAATTAGTTATTAAATCTAATGATATTGAAAATTTTAAAAAAGAAGGCTTATCATATCTAAAAACATTAGATGAAGAAAGTCTAAGTGCAATGATTAGAAAGGCTAATAATGAATATTATTGTAATAATAAATCAATATTGACAGATAATGAATATGATATTTTAAGAGAATATACAGGATCACAATATCCAAAGAATGAAGCAGTTAAAGAAGGACATACTAAATGTGATATAGTAAAAAATAAAGTAGAATTACCATATGAGATGTGGTCTATGGATAAGATAAAACCAGACACAGAAGCTTTACCAAAATGGATGAAAAAATATAAAGGACCTTATGTTTTATCGGGTAAATTAGATGGAATAAGTGGTTTATATTCTACTGAAGGTGATAAACCAAAATTATATACAAGAGGTGATGGAATAAAAGGTCAAGATGTAAGTCATTTAATACCATATTTAAAATTACCAACAACTCCAAATATAGTAATAAGAGGAGAATTTATAATTTCAAAAGAGATATTTGCCAGTAAATATGCAAAAAACTTTTCCAACTCTCGAAATTTTGTAGGTGGAGTAATAAATCAAAAAAAAATAGAACCAGAAAAATTTAAAGATATAGATTTCGTTGCTTATGAAGTAATTAAACCAGAACTAAAACCATCCGAACAATTTAATTTACTTATAAATGAAAATGTAGATGTTGTAAGAAATTTAACTGAGAAATCAGTAACAAATGATTTCCTATCAGATTTGTTAGTAAGTTGGAGAAATGATTATAGATATGATATTGATGGTGTAATTTGTGTAAATGATGAAATTTATAAAAGAACATCTGGAAATCCAGAACATGCTTTTGCATTTAAAATGGTTTTATCAGATCAAATAGCAGAAGCAAAAGTACTAGATGTAATTTGGACAGCAAGTAAAGATGGTTATTTAAAACCAAGAGTTCAAATAGAACCAGTAGTATTAGGTGGTGCAGAAATAAATTATGCAACAGGATTTAATGCAAAATTTATTGAAGATAATAAAATAGGTGTAGGTGCATTAATAAAATTAGTAAGATCAGGCGATGTAATACCACACATTATAGCAGTAATTCAACCAGCAGAAAAAGCATTATTTCCATCAGAAGATTATATTTGGAATGAAACTCATGTAGATATAGAATTAAAAAATAAAAAAGAGGATGCAACAGTAAATGAGAAAATTATAACAGCATTCTTTAAAATTTTAGGAGTAGAAGGATTAGGTCCTGGAAATGTAAAAAGAATAATAGAGGGTGGATTTGATACAATACCAAAAATAATTGATATGACAAAAGAAGATTTTATGAAAATAGAAGGTTTTAAAGAAAAATTAGCTACGAAAATAACTGATGGAATAAAGAAAAATTTATTAAAAATAACACTACCAGAATTAATGAATGCAACAAATATTTTTGGAAGAGGATTTGGTACTCGCCGTTTTATAGCAATACTAAAAGAATATCCAAATATTTTAATAAGTGAAGAAAATAGTGATGAAAAAATAGAAAAATTAATTTCAATAGATGGAATGGGAAAAAAAAGTGCAGAGAAATTTATGAAACATTTACCAGAATTTTTAGAATGGATAGAAGAAGCTAATTTGCAAGAAAAATTAAATTATAGTGAAGTTTCAAAATCTAAATCAACAAATAAAACACATCCATTGTATGGAAAGAAATGGGTAATGACAGGTAAAAAAGATAAAGAATTAATAAAAATATTAGAAAATATTGGTGCTGAAAGATCTACAAATGTAAGTAAAAATACTTTTATTGTACTAGTTGATACACTTGATGAAGACACTATTAAAGCAGAAACAGCTAGAGAACTAGGAATACCAATAATGACACATAATGAGTTTAAAAATAAATATAATCTTTAAAATTCAAATTCATATTCTATAATATTTTTTAAATTAATTTTAATGTGTTTATAAATATCTTTATAAAGTTTATCCATAATCTTTTCTTTAGTAAAATTAGATCCTAATACCTTTTGACAATTTATCATATATATTTTTGCAAAAGTTTCATTAGATAATTTTTTATTATTAGTTTCTTGCCATTTAATAAGTAAAGAATTTAATTGTTTTCTAATAATATTAATTAATTCTATAAAATCTTCATTTTTAATTTTATTCCATGTATCATTAAATATAAATAATACATTATCTTTTTGATCAAATGCTTTAATAGGTAAATTATTTATATCAGATAAATAATTTAATAAAATTTGATAAATACCAGTAATAAGATCTGTTTTAAAAACTAATTCAAGATCAGTAATATCTAAATTAATTGATGATATCCAATTATTATAATTAGTTTTAAGTGAATAATTATTATTTAACCATTGAATAACGTCTATTTTTCTTTTTTTACTTTCAGTATACTTTGTTAGTTCTTCAACTTTTTTTTCTAGTTTTGAATATTTTATAGTCATTTCCATAATTATTTCATATAATTGTCTTATAGATGGAGTATCTTCACGTTCTTCAGTTTCTAATCTTAATTGATTAGGAGTTTTACTTAAAAATTGACATGTTAACTGATGTCTAGTTAAATAACTACTGCGTTGATAAGTTTTACCACAGTATTTGCAAGTTGACATAATTTATCCTTATTTAAAGATACTAACTATATTCAATTTTCTTATAATTAATTTATATATATGCCAAACTTATACATTCCAGTTAGATGTTCAAATAATTGTAAAAAAAATGAAGAACAAGAAAAAAAAATTCAACAACAACGTATATGGAGTACGGTTAGAGTTCCAACTTCATTATATTTATCGGAAAAAACAGCACTTAATGTAGTTGGAACTCGTGGATTAAATAATAGAGATAATACACCTTTAATCCAATATAATTTAGTTAATTGGAACCAAAGTAGTGATAGAAATAAACCAAGTATGTTAATGACATCATTTCCAAGTGGTGGAAATTCTACAAAAACAACAAAAACATCAATAAAACCAGGTGCGGGAATAGGAGGGAATGGTGTAGATATAAAACATGGGTCTTATTCTAGATATCTCGCAAGAAAAAAAGGTAGTAATAATTCTCATTATCCTATAGTAGAGGATAATCCACCTAAATATGGAAATAAAGATAGAAGGGCACAAGGCTATAATGAGGATTCATTTAGAAAAGTGTCTGATATGTCAGCTGGTTAATTATTATGAATCTTAAGACGTTAATAAATAAATCTTCGGATAGTGTT